AGGTTGTCGGCAAATCTATTGAATCGCTAATCATGACGAATTATCATGTTTATATCAAAGCAAACACACCCAATTATAAGGGTGTCAATTCATTTCAGAAGGGAGTTATAACCATGAACAAAGCTACACACAGATTCGAAGGACTCAGCGAGAAGAGAATGCTTTCCATTGACGAAGCCTGTTTTTATACAGGCATGGGCAAGACCGTCTGCCGTAAATGGTTAAACGAGATCGGGGCAACAAAGAAGATCGGCAAGCGAGTGATCTGCGACAGGGAAGTGATAGACCGGGCCCTTGATAGCATGACCGCATGAAGCACAGCCAGGAACGAACACCGAATAAAGTTCGGTGCTCTGCAATGGCAGAGGGAAAGACAGAGAATAAGAACATGTCAGAAGAACATTTCGAGTTTGAAAATGATTTATTCCAGCTCAAAGACGGAAGGTTTGTTACGGATGAGAGAATCTCAGAAAAACTATATTACATCAAAAAAACTCATCCCGAATATCCCCCTGCTGACAATACAGGTTACTCATGGGATGAAGCAGGCATGGCGGATCTCTTTGCGGAGTGCTACAAAGAGGAAACCGCTTATTGCCCTGAGATGAAATCATGGCTTGTATACGATGATGGTATATGGAATATAGATTCGGGAGCACTTCGCATCGCAGGCAAGATAAAAGAATTTGTCCGCATTATGAGTTTATATTGCGGAGAAATAAAGGATGAAGACCGGCGCAAAGAGTATGTAAAGTTTGTCGGAAAGATGGGGGACAGACGTTTTCGTGACAGACTAATGAAAGATGCTGCGGATGGCAGGCGTATTGAAGCATCAAAGTTAGATTCTCACCCCTATTTGATCAACTGCAAGAATGGTACATACAATCTGAAAGACGGTACATTCAGACCGCATAATTGGAAAGACTATCTCACCATGCGAACGGCTTTTGATTATACCCTTCAGAGAGTATCATGCCCCCGATGGGAAAAATTCATAGATGAAGTGACAGAGGGGGACAAAGAAAAAGCCGAGTATCTCCAGAAGGCATTAGGTTATAGCATTTTAGGAGAAGCTAAAGAAGAGTGCATGTTCATCCTGCACGGTAAGACCACTCGGAACGGCAAGAGCACCCTGTTAGATGCCGTTCAACACATGTTGGGGGACTATTCAACTGTTGCCCCTGTTGATCTAATATGCGGAAGAGAAAATTCTAAAGCAGACAAACCTACACCCTATCTTGCATCACTGAAGGGTACAAGATTTGTAACGATGGCAGAATCCGAATCATCAGGCAAGCTAAACGAATCGGCAATAAAGCAGTACACAGGGGGCGAAGAGATTACAGCACGCTTCCTACATCAAAACCCGGTAGTGTTCAAACCGCAGTTTACATTATGGCTGTCCTGTAATGATCTCCCGAGTGTTTGGGACAAGTCGCTTTTTGCTTCCGATCGTATCAGGGTAATTGAGTTTAACAGACATTTCACGGATGAAGAACAGGACAAGGGTTTAAAGACCTATTTTGAATCTGATGAAGCAATGCCGGGAATCTTCGCATGGCTCATAGAAGGCTACAGGAAGTATAAGCAGGACGGACTTGCAATGCCTTCGTCAATTAGGGCTGTCGTGAAGCAGTATGAAAAGGATAATGACATTGTCCTTCAGTTTCTTGAAGATATGTGTATACGAGATGCAGATACTTCGTATCGTGCTAAAGACCTGTATGACGGATATAAGATTTGGTGTAGAAGAAATGGCTATACCGCATGCAGTGTAAAGAAATTTAACGCTTTAGTAGAGCAACATCCCGAATGGTACGATGAAATAACGACTCCCGGAAACCGAAAGACATTCAAAGGATTGTCTTTGAAACCCTGATTTTCGAAAATCAAAAAGCGTTAACATGTTAGTGATGTTAACTATTTTCACGATTTTGAATAAATTTACTATAGTAGACGCCTACTAAGAGAATTTATAAGAATTTTTGAGTTTCGCTAACATAACTAACATAACCATGTCAGGCACGGCAGTATTAAGTACTGCCCTCTGCCATCTTTTTGTCCATCCACGAACAGCCCTTTTTATTATCTCAGAGGTGAAACACATGAACCGAATTATCAGAACCTGCCCCAAATGCGGAAACAATAAAATCTATGCAGTCAGTGACAGACGGCATACATGCAGTATATATCTGTGCTGTCCTGCATGCGGACACACTGCAAAGCCAGCCGGGAACAAAGATTATAACGAAGCACTCAGGCAGGCTATAGTAAACTGGAATCTGTCCGCACCACTGGAGAGACCCTTTTTATCCATGTCTGCTGTCGAATGACTCAGGAAGGAATAACCATGTACACAGACCACGGAAAACGCAAGGAACGCAGAAAGCAATTACTTGACGAAGCATTCACCAACTTTACAGGGTGGAGATACCAAGGGGGCATTAAGCTACTGGATCTCTGCGAATGTGTAGCAAGCTGTCGCTACTCAGATACCCACATAAAACCACGCACGCTTTACGACTGGATAAAGTCAGACCTTAAAGACCGGTACATGATAATCATGCATCATGGTTATCATTGGGTACACAGGATATAAGCCCCTTTTTGTTTTTGTCGGATAATTCGACAGTTACCACGCCCAGGACACGCCCCCTCTATTTCCCCCTATGGGTATACACTGCCCCACATCTCAGAGCATGTCAGAATGTGCGCACATCTGACCAGACGGCACTATTTCCAAGTGATCACTGAATACAACTGAATAGATTGACTGCACTGCTACAAGATCTCTGCAATTGTAGGGTGTCCAACTATACCCGACTACCCCTCTGCAATATTCCATATATCTGATATTGTGCCGTTTATCGATACTTGAATAAACGTGATTGTGATAATTCTACATCTGTAATTTAGTTGTACATTACTCATTATATGCACATAAAATATGCATCAACTATTCTAATAAGTCGCATTTAACGAATAGTTGACCTGTAATATTGCACAAAGGGATTTTCGAAAAACGTCTCCGACGCAAGATCAGGCATTCAAACATACATCTGGTAACCCCTGCCCTGTCCGTCACTCACGGACACTTTCCCCAAATTGTGCAGTTTGACGGTAGTATTTTTGACCCCTGATTTTACCGTTTCTGATATTTCGCTAATATTCTCAAAAGCTATGGAGAATCTGAAAACGAAGCACGAAGCAGGGCAAATATACCCTTACACGCTTAGAGTCTGAAAATCCCCTGCAAAGTCAAAGCTACGAAGGGAATACGGCACGCTGTGCGACTCATTATAGAGTGAATAGCGCATATAAGCCACTGTGAACGCCCAGGAGACGCCACAAAGCGCAGGAACGCCCACAATAGGCATTTATACAGGCAGAGGGGCAAACGGCAATACAGGGGATTCTACGCAGTCGACAGGGGGAAGGATAAGGGGAAGAACGAACAAATACAAGAATAGACGCTTGCAAGACGGCAGTATCATGTGCAAAAATAGGCGTGTACTTACATAGACGCGCCACACAAAGGAAGGAGACAAATATCATGGCGCGTACAAAGAAGTTACCCATGGGCATGAAATACAGATCTGATAACCGTATTGAGTACCGTTTCACTATAGACGGCATGCGCTACAGTGTATACGGAGCGACAAAGGAAGAATGCAGGCAGAAGGAACTGGAAAAGCGCGAAGAGATAAAAGCCGGGACATACAAGAGAAACAAAGCATTGACCGTGTCTGAATATCTCGACAGGTGGATTGAATCACGCGAAGGTAAAATAGTTCCTGCCACGATCAGGACTTACAAGAAACTGATAAACCGCATGAAAAGGCAGAAAATCGACAAGGCAGGGCATACTTTCGGGAATCTGAAGCTGTCCAAACTGGAAACCGAGAACATACGGCAGTTACAGAAAAGCCTGCTGAACGATGGACTGACTACCAGAACAGCGAACGATTCTATATCACTGTTAAAGCACGCGCTTGAAACGGCAATGGATGAGCGGATCATTGACTGGAATCCTGCAAAACCTGTCGAACGCCTGAAGCGCACAGAACAGCCTGCACGCGATACGATACACAGGGCACTGACCCGGGAAGAAGTTGACGGATTCTTAAAAGCTGCGCGTGACTCATGGTACTACCCTCTTTATGTTTTCATGCTGAATACAGGACTGCGCATAGGGGAAGCATCTGCGCTGACTGTCAGGGATGTTACAGAGCAGACCATAAACGTCTGTAAGACCGTTACACGCACTCAGGCAGGCTATACCATAGCAGAGCAGACAAAGACTGAAGCAGGGCGCAGGATCCTGACAACAAGACCTGAAGCATGGGAAGCATTCCAAGAACAGCGCAGGAACAACGAAGCACTCAACAGCCGTAAAGTCGTAAACATAAACAGATCTGTTTTCACTCTGCCAAAAGGGGGAATCATACGACCTGACCGCGTGAACAGCGATATAAAGAGGATCTGCGAGAAGACAGGGATTGAATATTTCACATGTCATGCGTTCAGGGCAACGTTCACAAGCCGGTGCATATCTGCAGGCGTTCCTGTAAAAGTATTGATGGAGACATTAGGACACACAGACGTTCAAATGACATTAGGACTGTACGGACACGCAGAGGATGAGCAGAAACGTGCTGAACTGTTAGCTGTGAATATGTGACCCCAATTTTGACCCCAATTTTGACCCCAATTGACCCCACAAAAAGAACGTCTTTATGTGAGCATTGACGAAGCTACACAGACCCCACAAGGGGCAGAAAACCGCATAACTACGCGGAAAAACGCCCCTGCCACTGACCAGTGACAAGGGCGCACGAAACAAAGCAGGGGAAGAGGGATTCTAACCCACAAACCGCGTAAATACTGACTGTATCAGTATTTGACCCCAATTCTGACCCCATCTGAGCCAAAAGCAAAGCCAGGACGCTGTTAGAATCCCCCTGCTGACCCCAGAACAACGGAGACTGAAGACCGCAGGCGTGTCTATGAAAGTACAGAGGACAAAGGAATAGTCTGTCAAATGAACAAATTGTCTGACATTTCAACAAGAGGAGTATAGCAAATGAAAGCAGAAAAAGCAACAAATCAGGATAAAATCAATATTATTGATTGGACACGTAGGGACATTAATATAACCATGTGCAGGGCAGAACTGCCCGAAGCTATCCGGGGAATATCCACGCTTAAAGGGGATAAATACATAGTCGTATTGAATGAAAACATGACCCCTGCTGAAAAGGTGGCGTCATTCCTGCACGAATGCCTGCACATATACCACAGAGACCACTATAACAGCGTATGGACTGCGGATGAGATAGAAGCACGAAGGCACAGGGAACTGATAGAGATATTGGAGATCCTGAAGGCAAGAGAAGAAAACGGAGATTGACCAAGACAGGAATAACCGGACGGCAGGGGGACAGACGCGCCCTCTGCCGTTTTGTACATAAGTAATGACGATGCACAATACAATATGTTGTGTGAGGTTGTCGGCAAATCTATTGAATCGCTAATCATGACGAATTATCATGTTTATATCAAAGCAAACACACCCAATTAT